GTTCTAGGGGTCAATAGGAATATTAGGCGGACTCACATCGTGCGGAATATATCCTGGACGCCAATCTTGGTCGATACACCCTGGGTACACCACACCGTCAGGACCCATCCCACCAGTAGCCCAAACCCTCTCAATCAGATAGGTGCCTGCCGCTAGGTCTTGTTGCTGATAGACGACATCAAACTTTTGTGGGGTGCTATAGCGAATATATGATAAGTCTTTCCAAGATAAACGGTACGGGTCCAACAGGGGGCCGTCAGGCCATGCTGGTGCCGTCACTTTCCGTGAATCTTTACCGGTGTCCAACTCCTCGTAGTATGCCTTGTAGATGAGATGATGGTACTTGGATTTTTTTTCAGGCTCGACCTGAGTGGACTTGTCGGTGACATCGGAACCGTCGTAGTCATCTTCGAAATCTTCGTAAGTGATCTTAGCGAGACAATGTGCGTACAGATCACCGGAACCCAAACGTTGCCCTATCACGGCCAGCAGGCCACCTGGGTCGCATCGTGCTTCAGCCATCGTATCCCACCGTTCCAACAGTTTGTCTCGCGCAACTGACTCCTTGCTGTTCTCTGAGGATGCCACGTCGTCAAACAGGCATAGGTCGGCGCGATGACCGATGAACTCTGAGTCGATACCGTAAGCCGAAACTGTCGGCTCTTTGTTATCCAAGCCACCCAATGATTCTTGTTCGACCACAAATTCTTCTGCCCGCCACAAAGCACCCGATGATTGCGGTTTGAACCGCCCAAAATCTATAGACAGACAAGCTTCGGCGTTCAACGCCAAACCTTTCTCCACCAAAATAGCGTCAGGTTCCAACGGGAACGGCCGTTCCAAAGTTTCACGGATACGCCTCGAATACTGTTTCGCCAACGTCTGTGTAACCGACCCGATCAGCACACGAATCTTGCGGTTACGAACAATCATCCACACCGCAACATCATGAAACAGGGTTGACTTACCGGCACCTGGCGGTACGTTCAAACAAACAAACTCTTTCTCCGGTGACTCCAACCAGGCAACAATCTTGTACGCAGCATCAACCTGCCACGGTGAAGGTACACGACCCAAATATCTTCTACGAAAATAATCGAAATCCTCTAACGACCTTTGCGCCTCAGGACACAACCTGTCATACGGGATAACCGGCGGCAGATCAGCGACATCCATAACCTGTTTCCATTGATCGGCTTGTACACCGCCCTCATTTTTGCGTACCTTACCTTTTTCGATGCGAGCCAACTCCATGTCAGCTTGGGCTACACGGCGTTTAGCATCCCATTTTTGTGCCGTGTTGTAATGAATACCCGAAATCTTCGCAGCATCTTTGATGGACATTCCTGAGGCTCGTGCCTGCCAGTATCGTGCCACGTCTTGTGGCGGTACTTGTCGCCGCCCCGAACGGCCAGCAGTCATCAGTAGTTCTTTAGTATTTCCACTTATACGGTTTTGCTTTTGGAGCACCAACACGCTTAAGCGATTTTTCAATAATGTTTATCGATTCAAGAAAACTTTTATATTCTCCTTCATTGGAATGTATTGGTTTGGGGGTTGGTATTTCTTTAATAACTTTTATGGGGTTTTCACTTGCAAAATAATCAGCAATTTTTTTAGGCAAATCTTGTGGCGAAGTTAAATTTTTTGTTTTTACTTTGCCAATATACACACTCCCAGGATTACCATATATGCCACCTATTTGACTTTGAAGTCCGCTTTTTTCTGAATAATTTAGAGCTGTTTTTATAGCATTTTCGGTTCGTGGGTTTGCCACAAAAACTTGCGGCACAATGTCCAACTGGCCCTGCCCAGGGTAATTTCTAATTTGTGGTGTAATTTCACGTAAACCACGAACCGGAGAACCATGTAATACAACTGTTTGACGAGTTAACGTATTTAACAAACGTTGAGGTACACCAGTTTTGGCTACGGCACCAGCAGCAGTAACAGCCGCTTTCCCAGCAATATAACCAGCACCCAACGCCGCCGCGTTAACCGCAGCCTGCTTCACCAAAGCCTTGTTGCCTTGCACACCAGCTTTAACCAAACCACCCGCGAACGTCTGATCCAAAGTCTCAGCAGCGGCACGAGCCAAACCTTGCGCCTGTGTAACCTGTTTGTTCTGTGCAGGGGGCGCACCAAGCCACGGCGACACAATGTTACGAATCCCGCCAACAATATCGTCAACAATACCTTTAGGTTTACGTGCAGCCACTACTTCTTCTTCTTTTTACTTTTACCAGCCTCAGACAAAGCAATAGCAACAGCCTGCCGACGAGACTTAACAACAGGACCCTTCTTCGAACCCGAATGAAGTTTACCTGACTTAAACTCCCGCAAAACTTTAGAAACCTTATCCTTGCGTACAGCCATAAACGTATGCTACCATAACACCTGTTGGCGGGTACCGTCGAGCATCCTTGCCGTGGTTAAAGGACAGCTCCGGACTCCCTACCCGCCAACATTTTCAAACACTAGACAAAACAAAAAACCGTCTGCTACACTCAACACCACACCCGTCGGGATGACGGCAAACAAACAATAATCTTCATGGCTGTACACCTATTGCAAGGTGCGGGGCATCAACACCAGGGAACTGGGGTAGATGATCCTGTCATAGGATCAAGCAGCGTAACTAACGGCAACTAGTTAAACATGGTGTCGGCTAAAACAGCCACGGCCACCAACCCAAACAGGGTGAAGCGTGGGGGGGCAACAGGCTACGACTGTCGCACATACGTTTGACCTAACGCCCTCAGCATACGCTTCGGTTGTTCACACCGACCACCAGCACCCTCGACACACAACGCCTCTTTTTTTGCCGTTTTTTTCTAAGCCCAAACGTTCCCGCAACCACGCACAGCAGCCACAAAACCACACACAGAGACACACACTTATACGTATCTAGCCCCCCCCCCGCGCGCGGCATACCCCCGATCACCCGCCCCCCCGCCCGCGTCGCGTCGCGCTTGCGATCTGCCCCCGATCCGCGCCCATAAGTGCCATTATGTAAAGTAGCAAGCACCCCACCCCCCGTCTAGGTGCGTCTTCGACACTTCATCGGGGCATCGTTCGCGGTTGCGCATCGTTCGTGGGCGTTCGTTCGTAGTTTCGGGGCAACTGCGCCTAGTTGGTTTGTTTGTGTCTTACCGGTCGGGGTGTTTGACAAGTGTTTACGGTTGCTATAGTCTTAGTGGTGCGTCATTAGTCAAATGGCGTGCGCGGTTCGGGAGTGCCGCACAATATGGTTAGATTAATTGGTAATGGGGATACGGTTGGCGGTGACGTTAAAGGCACGGCAAAAGATAGTCGCGTCATTGTCACGTTCACGTTTACTCAGTCGGTGGAGTTTGACGCGGCGGAGCTTGTCGGTTTGTCTGATCGGGAGATTATCGAACGGGCGCGGGAGTTGGTTGCGTCGCAATATGACGGGCACTTAATCGACGGGGCGCACTTGTTATTAGGTGATGCCGACGCCGATTTAGAGAATATGCGGGGGGAGTAATGGCTATTAAAGACACGTTAGAGCCCGTCAGGGCTTGCGATGTCAAATTAACTCATAGGGTTAGTTTGGTGGCTAGGTTCTTGCCCGTGACTAATTATCGGGGCAGCCGTATTGTGGTTAGTCGTGCCGATGGTGGGCGCGATCCGATGCGACTAGTCGTTAGTTGGGATCACTCGCTTAATATCGACGAGAACTATGCGCAAGCGTTTAGGCAATATCTAGCCCGTCAGAATTGGGGCGGGTCGTGGGTTATTGGTTCGACGACCAATGGTTATGTCGCCGTGTGCGACGACCCACAATGGGGGCGCGATGTCTAACGACATTACGAGTTTAGGCGACGCACTCAACTATTTAGGGATCATAGGCGGGTTAGTTGCCGTCGCCGTTGCCGTCATCGTTGGCGGTGCGTATGTCGGGGAGTGTTGGGGGCGGGCGGCGTGTAAGCGTCGACACCCCGCAAGTGTGGCACGGCGGGCGCGGATAGTTGCGCAACGTCGCGCACGGTTAAACGGGCGGGGGGTGAAATAATGAACGGGGCAGAATACGACACGCGGCTATTTGTGGAGATTGCCAACGCGCCGACGGAGACGCAACGCGAACGGATAGCGGCGGAGTTAGTGCGCGACGACGGCGGCGACACGGATAGCGGGCTAGGGCTAGACGGGCGCGCGTTGGAGTTGGTTAGCGCGATCCTAGACGCCGACGGCGACCTATACACCGACGGCGAGTGTTTAGACGTGATCGGGCGCATCGTCGATATATGGCGGGCAACTGATCTAGACGCTTAGCGCGTCGCCCTAGCCCGCAAGGGGTAGCCCATCATAGGGCAACTAGGGGCAAGGCTTAACGGCCGATTACCAAAACAACTACTAGACGGGAGACTAGATAATGATAGATAGAGACACGGCGACATCGACGACGACGGCGGCACTAGGCGATCTAGTGCGCATCGTTGGGGCGATGACGCAACACGTAAGCACCGACGCGGCGCGGCTATCGCTATGCGCCATAGTGATCGGGGCGGATCAGATAACGGCAACCGATAGCTACACGGCGGCGATCTTTACGCCGACGGCGACGATCACGGCGGGCGATACCGTAATGATCGACGGGCGAGAGCTACTGACGGCGATAACTAATGCCAATAAAGCATTAAAGCGCGACGGGGAGCCGACGGTGGAGATAGTTAGCGACGGTAAGCGTTGGGTTATGACGGCGACGGGTGCGACGGCGACGACGACGGCGGGCGGTAATGTCATCGACGCGCCCTATCCGAACGTCAATGCCATATTTGATCGGGCGGCCGACAAGTTTCACGGGTGGCTACCTACGGGCGTGAACGGCGATTATCTCGCACGGATCACGACGGCGCACGACAAGATCACGTTAAGCGGCAAATATCGGCACGGCAAGGCCGACACGCCGCTAGTAATAAAGAGTTGGCACGGCAACGATAAGCCGATCCAATTTGAGACAACTACAGAACTAGGCACACTCCGACAACTACTAATGCCGGTGCGCCTAAAATAACCCCCATCGGTAGCCCGTCGTCGTCGATATTTGGCGGCGACGGGCTATTGACATTTAACGGCGAATACGATACTATTAACTTACCCCTACAAGATAGGGCCACTAGACGGGAGACTAGTAATGAGTAAAACAAAACAAGAATACAAAATAACTAACAACTGTACGTGTACCGGCGAAGACGGCGAATACATAGACGACTGCTATGGCTGCTGGTACGACGTACTAGCAAACTTTAACGCAGATACAAAACACCTATTAGATATTGGCGACGGCAATTTTTTTATTGACGGCCTACCGTTATGGGATCGAAATGTCGCCGGCACAATCACAGTAAAAAACACCGAAGAACTACTAACAGCCATAACTATTCGCGGCGATTGGATTTTGCGTTATTCGGTAGATAGCGACACACTTTATTGCCGCCTATCACACCATGACGTGCCTACCGGCAGATCGTTTACTGTAAAACCGGTATATATCCCAGAATGGGAGATAGCACAATGATTATCGAACGCAACCGCGAAGCCGGTTGGTCAATAGCAACCACCGATAACACCGGCCACCTAATTCAACGCCAATACTACGGATACAACCGACGTGAAGCTATCCGCTTATTTAACCACGAAATAAAACAACTAAACAAGGGAGACAAATAATGCGAGTTAAATATCTAATCGAACAACTTAAAGAATACGATCCCGACGACGAGATTATCGTCGCTTATTGGGATCGCGACCACGTTGCGATGAACCTTAATCGCGACATTAACGACGACCAATGGCAAGATATTGCCGATGCTACAAATAAAGCATTAGATTATCTTGACTGGTGGGGCGATCTGCGTTGGGTAGCTGTGGAGACATTAGACAAGGTGGCCACCAATGCTAATGCTTAAACAAGTCAATGAGTTTTTAGCGTCAATGCCGCACAACGTAATGAACGATTACGCGCCGCCGGCAATATGGTTAGACACGGATAGCGGCACCTACGGCGACGCTAAACGGCTAGTAGTCATCGACGTATCTCAATGGAGCGACGACGATGAACAAGTGTGGCACGATATGACAGATAGCGAACGATCCGGCTACGGCATCGACTATCTTGACGCACTCAGATCATATGGCTACACGCCGGAGCTTAAACCGCCGGCTACGCCGTCAGAATATATGCGGGAGATAGGCCGATGATCCGCACCAACACTAGCGACGCGTTTACGACGACGTGCGTGATCCTATTTGTGATCGCGTTAATCAACGGCAAATATGCCACCGGCCTAGATTGGGCGATCCGCGCTATCTGTATCTACCCGTTCACGCACCTTGCGTGGCGGGCATACCGCCGCACCCGCTAAGTCAGGCACGTTATTAGACGGCGACTATTATCGGGCTACCGCCTACCCCGACACGTATGGGTAGCGCAACGCCACGACGGGCGTTATTGGGCGGGAGAATATAAGTGGCACGGCACGACGTTCGTGCGCGACCTACACGGCGCATACTATTGGGGTAGCCAATCAGCTTGCGAATGTGCGATCCGATCTACGGAGTGGAATACAGCGAACTTTACGGTGGATACCGTGCTACCGGTGCGCGTCAATTACGGCGATCTAGTCGCCGATAAGCCGCCACGACGCAACAAGTTCGGCTAACTCGATGTCGGTATAGCCGGCGAGTGGCGTGTCGTCGTCGGCCAAAGGGTCGGTGATGTCATCGAATAACGACGGTTGCCAATTCATACGGCTTGCCATACCCTGATCGGTCTAGCGTGGCACTCCGGCCTACTCGATGGCCGGTACCGGTTCGTTGGTGCGATCAACCCTAAACGTTTGACGGCGACAACTACCGCGCCGATGGCACGTGGTTCGTGCGGTGTCATAATGTTACGGCGTTCAAGTTCGCACCAAATATCGTCGGTAGTGAAATCGAAACTAGTTGCTGCTACATCTCGAACGATGTTTACGGCGTGTTGCCACCAGTCGGGGTCGGCGTTTACGGCGACATCTACCAAAGCCTGGTCGCGTAGTTCAGCACCGGTAATCATTCTTTCCACCCCAGGTTTGATGCCCGCCAAGTTGACGGCGTGTGGTTTGCTTCGACTGCTTGTTTCATGTCGTCGTCGTCGTAAAGTCTGACAACATAGATACAGGGGTCGTTGCCTTCGAATAGTTCTTCGTCTTCAAAAATTGTTGTTGGTAGCCCGTCGTGTACTTCGCAGACTGGTGGGCCGCACCACCCTTTTTTGTATCCGTGTTGAAGCCATTGGTCGAAGTTCATTTAGTTTCCCTTTTTAGATTCATTGTTTGTGGTTGATGTTTGTTAGCGCACGTCGGTGTTTCAGATAGTTTGACGTAGGTGGCTAAAGTGTTGCCGCAGGTTGGGCAAACCCATTCGTGTTTGATCCCCTTCATCGCACGTTAAAACGGTTCTTCGTCTTCGAGTTTGACTGGTGCAGGTTTCGCAGCAGGTTTTACTTTGCTGACGTTTACGGTGCCTTCGGCTGCGATGGACCATAGTTCTGCGTCGTCGAACTTGGCGACACGTTTGTTTAAGATAATTGTTTTCGTTACTCCGGCTTTGGTGGTGACTTCTACCGCCATGTTTGGTTCACCGGTTGCGTCTTTGATGCGCACACCCCAAGTTTCGTCTTTCAGTTTGTAGAATGATGCTGACATGAATTGTCCCCCTTTAAGGTAGTTGGTTAATGTGTTGGATATTCGGATCAGAGTTCTGCACCCTGAGCCATAGCTATTCTCATTCGTTCAACCATCTGTTTGTATGTTGATAGTTCTCTGTTGAGATCGATGGATGCTCGAATAGAAATGTTTAAGTCTTTTACTAGTTGTTCGTTTTGTTCTTTTAGTTCGTCGCGTTCTTCACGTAAACGATCTAAACTGTTTTGCAGGTCGTTGCATCGGGCATCCCACATAGCTAACTCGTTTGCTTCTGCTTCGCTCATGATGTCATCCTAGCCTTATATTTGCGGGCGTACAAGGTTCTTTCACGTTCTTTAGGTGATCGGCCACCCCACACCCCGTACATGATTTCGTTGTTCAACGCCCAATCAAGGCAACGTTGTTTCACGGGGCAGTCGGCACAAAACTTTTTGGCTTCGATCATCAAATGCCGTTGACCCTGTTCAGGGAACCAGGTGATGCCGTCTTCCATGTGGCATTTGGCGTGGTCCATCCACCGGTTGTCTTTGTCGTGGAGTTTGAATGAGGTTAATAGTTCTCCCATAGCGTCACTTTCCCCAGGGTGCGAACCCGTTTCCGTTGGTTTTTTCGGCGTAGTCATAGAGGGCTTTCGCCGCGACAAGGTTCAGGTAAGGATCGAATAGGTCTTTACAGTAGTTGATTTTGCCTAAGGTTTGCAAGTATCCGAGCGGATACCAGCGTGTAGGCAGGCACCAAGATCGGTCATTGATTTGGGCTAGGCCGATGTCGGTTGACCCGTCGGCGTTCATGGTGGTGTTGTGTGCCAGGTTCAGGCACCTGGATTCGCGGTGCAAGATACTGTCGAGGGTGGGTAGCTGCTCAATGGTCCAACCGGCTTTGATGGCTGTATCCCACCATTGGGGGCATCGGGCTTTGGGTTTGGTGATGGCTTCAGAATCTCGCCAGACGCGCTGTATTGCGTTCTGGGCGACGATAACCGTCGGTGCTGTGTCCACCACAGGTGGGGCTTCGGCGAGGCTTGTGACACCCCCAACCGTGAAACTTACCGTGAGTACGGCAAATAGCCGTGATAGTGCATCCATTTTGTTCTCCCTTTACTGTAGTTGATTCGATGAAACCCTTACCGGATAAGGGCTATCAGTTCTGCGAACTCGTTGAGTGTCATCAACACTATCCCGTCAGAGTTACCTTCAGGCATAGCGATCATCGCAAACGGTCTGATGTCTCCTAATGCTTTAGAAGCATCCGATTGTTGTTTCGCCGCACGAAACCTGGTTTCGATAGGGCCGACTTGCGCACCGGCTTTAACTTCAACGCGAAATAGACCGCCCCAATGTTCTTCATGCCTAGAGCCTGCGTTACCTGTAGCAGACAAACCAAGCTTTCGTCTGGCATGGCGGGCTTTAGCATCACCTTTAGTTCGATTCCTTTTCCCCCTAGCCGCAGGATCGTTGCAGCCACGTACCCGTCGCTTACCGTCACGAGATGTACGCCCCAACAGCCCGAACTTCGGACATTCAGGTAGGTTGCATTTTTCTTTGTCACCTTGACATTCTCCTTTGCGTTCATCGGTCATTGAGGGTCTAACGTTTCGATCAGTTCCCAAACTTCGCCTTTAGTCATCTCGTTCAAGTCATTCAACGGATGCTTCACCGAGCCGACAGCCAACTCAAGTTTGGCTTCCGGTGTATCGAAACCTTTGGAGTTCATTAACGCTTTAAGTTTCGCTAACTGTGTGCCACCCACCTTGCTGTCAGGGTTGGATGGTTTCACGTTCGGGTTATGCACCGGTTCCACGGGTGTTGCTTTGAACGTTTCAACTATCGCCTTTTCTGCTTCGGCGTTCGTCAAAGGTTTAGGTTGTTCTTTCATTGACTTGAACGTGTCACGAAGTTGTGCCAGGTCGGTATCTTTCAAGCCGATCAGTAA